ATTTTGGTATAAGGTTTTTCTAATGAAATCCAAAATGTTATTTTATTTTATTTTTTTATACAACTAATTATTTTAGGGTCGTTTTCTTCCAACTTGGTATTTAGAAAAAAATGGTGTTTATTATATACACAATGAATGGTATTTTAATAGAAATACTAAACTATAATATATTTTAACAGCATAACAGTAATGTATAAAATATTATTATAAACTATTATAATCGTCATTAGTCACCATTAGTCACCATTAGTCATCACTATAAGTATATAAATATAATTCTTATTATAATGTATAATATGAATAATGAAAAATACAAATGTAATGATTGTAATAAATTATATTCAAGTTATAATAGTCTATGGACACATAATAAAACGTTTCATAAAAGTATAAAAACAGGAATACCCATTGTTGAAGAAAACCCTAAAATAATAATTGATACAACAACTGAATATAGTTGTAGAGTATGTAATAAAAAATATAAATATAAACAGGGAAAATATAGACATGAAAAAACGTGTAATGATATAAAACAACCAGATAGAGAAATTGAATTAGAAAAAATGAAACAATATACTTTGGATAAAGAACAAGAAAATATAGACAAAGAAGTAGAATTAGTAAAATTAAAAATTAAATTACAAGGTATGAAACGTATTGACGATAAAACATTCAAAACCATTAATAAATTATTAATGGATAGAAGCATAATTAATAATACAACAAATAATACAATAAATAATAATCATTACCATTTTCCTAATATTTTAAGTATTGGAAAAGAAAATGTTGTTAATACTTTAACACGTGGGGAAAAAAAATACATTTTGGACTCACGGTGGACTTCAATTGATAAAATGGTTGAGATAGTTCATTGTAGAAATCATAATACGTTTAAGAATATAGTAATAACAAATTTAAAGGATAAATTTGCGTATAAGTATGATGAAACCAAAGGGTATTTTATAACTGGAAATAAGACTGATTTATTAGATGATGTATTGACATTTAGAATGATAGATATAGAAACGATTTATGATGAATTATCAACCGCGAATAAGATAGATAGTAAAACAAAGAAATTGATTCAGGAGTTTTTAAATAAGATGGATAATGAGGAACCATTTTCATATGGTGATGTAGAATACCCGAATTATAAATCGTATAAGATGAATAATATAAAGATATTATTGTATAACAACCGAGATAAAATGACAAAAGATATAGCATTATTAATAGGAGATGATAATATAATAATTCCGACCCAAGAACCAATAAATGAGATAATATCGTAATTTATTTATTTTTTAACTAAAATGTTCAATACGAATTGTATATAAAGGGTTATACCTATATTTAAATATAGGTATAACAAAATAAAATAAATGTTTAAAATAATAACATTTTTGATATTTTTACATAATATTAGTGTTTCACATCAATTAAATTTGAATATTGATTATTTCAAGAATTGGCATTGTATTGGTATTAAAGAAAATATTAATTTTAATAAACCATATACGGTGAATATCGGAGATTTACCTTTAGTTGTATGGAAGGATAATAATGATAAATTGATGAGTACTATAAATATTTGTAAGCACATGGGGTCTCAGTTAGGAAATGGCGTAATTACACCAAATGGTTGTTTAAAATGTCAGTATCATGGATTAGAATATTCAAAGAAAGATACTGTTGGAGAAACAATGGAACATGAGGGTAAAATATATTGGGCGTATGAACCCATACATAAAACCCCGTACACAATTCCTTTTTATAATGATAAAAAGTTTGAACATTCTTTTATAGAGGTAGATATGGATTGTAGTTTTACAGATAGTGTATATAATACGATGGATTTAAGGCATCCAGAATATGTTCATGATAAAATAGGATTTGGAAATTCAATCCCCCCTCAACATATTAAACAGTATAGATATAAAGACCGCGTAGGTTTATCATTTGATTATAAATCAAATACGGTTGTTCAACAAGTGGCGAAAGGTACAACCACAACATCAAATTACCACATGTTTATTCAACCAAATTTTGGTTGGTCAAGGGTAACCTTTGACAATTCAAAACATATTATAATTGGTATAAATTTATTACCAATATCACCAAAAAAAACTAGATGGTATATTACAGTGTGTCATAATTGGTATACATCTCCAATACTAAAACAGTTTGTAAAAACAATGGCGATGACTATATTAACTCAAGATTTTATACAAATGCGTAATCAACGAACAGAAGATGCGTTGAAGAAGGAAATGTTATTTAGTCATCAATTCCCGGACGAAGAAGTAATTTTATGGATAAAGGATATGTTGAAGGATTATGAATATCCAAATATTGAGATGTGTGCGAATTTATATAAAGATTATAAAAGTAAAAATAATAATTTGTTAAATCCGTAGTTTTTCCATATCATCTATAAATGACGATGGTAATGAATTTATGCGTGTATTCGGCGAAGTTCTTCTTTGTTTTTTTGTAAATGTCGATTTTATCTTTGGGTTTGTTATGTGTGTGTATTTATCAATTGGTTGTTTTGTTGATTTTTTTACCTGTTGTTTTTTTGTTTTTGGTTTTGTTTTTTTTTTAATAAGATTGGAAGGGTCTAAACTATCTAAACTATAATTAATAGTATTATCACTATGTTTGTCATAAATAAAATGTATGATTTTATATTTTCCAAGATAAGCATCAACATCATAACTCCCGACTATTGATATAAGCTGTTGTGTATCTAATATAACAGGTTGTCCATCATTATTTACCGCAAATATAACAATATGATTATTATTACCATTACAATTTTCCGAATCACATAACAAAACAATTGTTCCATAATTATGTCCTATTTTTTCTAAAATTGTGTTAAGGTTTATATTATTATCAATAATATTTTTTTCCATTTTGAATTCTTTATTTTTCTGGTGTTTGGTAATTAATCCAAACAATTGTTTTGGACTAATCCCCCTTTGTCGTTGATTTGTTAATTTAGATAAGTCTAATGCGAATCCTTTATTTATTAAATTAAAAAAAGATAAACTATTTATTCCGCAATCGTGTGCCTTGTCTGGAGAACAAGTTACATCTAATTTCTTCCACTCAACAACCATTTTATGTGTTATTGGCCATTTAAGAAGATTTAACCCTTCATAATTATCCATTATATTATATTATATATATATATATAATATAATTGGGACGTTATTTGTGTATTTTGGAATATTATAATGACAATTTGCGGTTTATAATATTCAAGGTTTAATTTACAAATACGTTTTTTGCAAGAAAATTGATTTAGAAATATAAATATATATAACTATAACATACATATATTATGACAGACAAAGTAATAATTAGCGATATTTCAGAAGAAAACGATGTTTATAAATTTACATTGAGTAAAATTAATTTATCTTTTACGAATTCGATTAGACGAACGATTTTGTCCGAAATTCCTGTTTGTGTTATTCGCACAGAAGATGAAACAGTAAATCAGTGTAAAATCGAAATTAATACAGGAAAATTAACAAATGAAATATTAAAGCATAGGTTGAGTTGCATTCCTATACATTTAAAGGAGGTGGACCTTCTTCCAGATAAATATGAATTGGAATTGGATGTAACAAATAATACTGATACAATAATGTATGTTACAACAGAACAATTCCGTATAAGAAACAAGGCGAATGGTAATTACTTGACTACAAATCAAACCGCGGAGATATTTCCACCAAATAAACTAACAAATCAATATATTGATTTTACAAAATTACAACCTAAAAGAAGTGATATGATTCCCGGAGAAAGGATTAAATTAACAGCAGATTTTTCCATATCGAATGCTAAAGTGAATAGTATGTTTAATGTTGTATCAAAATGTACTTACGCAAATACAATGGATCGTGAAGCAGGAAAGAAAAAATGGGATGAACATAAAGCAGTATTAGAATCAAAACAGACTAGTATAGAAGATATTAAATTTGAAGCAGTAAATTTTCAATTATTGGATGCACAGCGATATTATATCGAGAATAGTTTTGATTTTACTATTCAGACACTTGGTATTTATTCTAATCGAGAGATTATACACGAAGCGTGTAAAGTCCTTAATAAAAAATTTCAAGATTTAATTGATGCGATTGATACAGATATTGTTCCGATTCATATTAGTGAAACCACGATGGATAATTGTTGGAATATAGTATTGGAAAATGAAGATTATACTATTGGAAAAATTCTAGAGTATATTTTATACGAACATTTTTATAAAAAAGACAAATCGCTTTCATTTTGTGGATTTAGAAAATTGCATCCACATAACACAGAGAGTATTATACGCATTGCGTATTCACAACCAAGTGACCGTAATAAAGTAAGACATTATATGAAACACGCTTGTGAAGAAGCAATAAAAGTATTTACTCAAATAAATCGTTTATTCTAATGTCCAACCCGTAAATAGTTATGAAGTTATGAAGTTGTTTTTTTTCATAGATATTGGATAAAATTGATTTAATATTTATATATATATTAATACATAAATATAGGTTTATAAATATGGATATTTACGCAAACAAACGCATAGATGAATATCTTATTAAATATAAAAATGAAATCAAAGATAAAATTACTTCCTTAGATTTCATTCTTGAAAAGGAAAAGATAAGTAATTTATTAGAATTTGTATATGAATATTCAAAGTTTCAATTTGAAAAAGAAGAATTCGTAGAAAAAAAAAAAGGCAATACATATATAGTTGCACCTTGTAATAGATGTATTGCAAAACGAACTGATGGGGAACAATGTACCCGAAAAAAAAAACGTACTTCGGAATATTGTGGTACACATTCAAAAATGAATGAAATCAATACTACTTCAGGACACCCAATTTATGTATCTACAAATAAACAAAAGATGGAAATTGCGGCTGAAGATATTCAGGGTATTATTTATCATATTGACCAATATAATAATGTATATCATACCGAGGATATTTTAGAAGGAAAAGAAAACCCACGCATTATTACAAAAGTAACAAAAGATGAAAATAATAATTATTTAATTCCGTGTTTCAATAAAGTCTAAATCCAACATTTGTTTATGTATTAACTTTACGTATTATAGATTCATTAACTACGGTTTCACGATTTTCTAAAATATATTTGTTTAGTTCGCCTATCTTTTCGGTATCTCCTTCAAAATATAAAGATAATATGTTTAAAAGAACCTTCTGTGTAATTGGTTTTTTTACGTTTTTTGTCTTATATATTATTTCTCCATCATTTAGGTCAATATTATCTATATGATTATTCTTCATAATTTCCATCAATCGCTTATTCAATATTTTTTTTTCTATTTTTCGAATGTTTTGTTCTTTCTGTAAATGACGTATTTCATTATCAACTTTTACCCAATCTCTAATAAATCGTTTTAAATCATCAGTCTCCATTTATTGATTACATATTATATATAGATATATCTATATCGTTGATTTTAAGACCATATAATATAGGACTATCTATATATAATTTAATATGAAAATGGTTATGAATACAAATATTCAATCCGTTATAAATAATAAACCACAACCACAACCACAATCACAACCACAACCACAACCACAACAACAAATGGTTGGATTTACAAATAGATATTTAAGAAAAATTAATCTTCCGGTTTTTTCAAATAATATACCACAACAAACACAACCAATATATTATAATCCACGTACCATTATTCAATCACAACCCGAATCATCTAAAATGAGTTGGGGGGAACCTACTTGGTTTTTGTTTCATACACTTGCTCATAAAATACAAGATTATCATTTTAAAGAAATACGGGTTGAATTATTAGATATAATATATAAAATATGTGTAAATCTTCCATGTCCAAATTGTGCTACTCATGCAAAACAATATTTAGATGGAATAAATTTCAATACGATTCAATCTAAATTACAACTACAACAATTATTTTATCAATTTCATAATAATGTAAATGAAAATAAAGGGTATCCTATATTCCCATTTTCAAATTTAGAAGCAAAATATTCTACTGCAATAACTATTAATATAATTAATAATTTCTTGGGTGTTTTTATGAAAAAATCCAAGAATATTCGACTATTAGCTGATGATTTTCAAAGACAACGATTAATAGTATATATGAAGGGTTGGTTTCAAAATCATATTGAAATGTTTGATTGAATAATCAACCATATAAAATTATGATGAAATAGTTGTATTTTTTTTACATTTATATAGACTTTTTGACGGGCGGTTGCATACATCAACCCCAGATTTTGACAAATATTGTAGATTTGGATTACCTGACGAACTTATAATAAGCGCCCAAATTGTTCCCCATATAGACCCCAGAAAAATTGCAATTCCACCACGAATTAATATATTTTGAACACAATTATAAGTTAAAAGCCATACTGATTCTAAAATAATTAATAATGGAAAAATGATAAATATGGGAGCATTTTGTTGTAATACAGTGTTTATACTTTTTGAAGACATTGATTTCGGATCTAGAACTCCTTTTGTATTTGTTGATGCTGTATTCATTATAAAAATTAATAAGTAAAAAAATGTGAAACTATATACGGTAAGGCTCAATGGAATTTTTGATAAATATCCTCCAGCTTCTCCTAAAGTAATAATACTACATTTAGGATTTGGTAAAGGGTCATCTGTGTCTGTTGTATCTATTATTGAATTAACAATACCATTCATATATGTGATTATAGTGCATATCATTAATAATCCAGATAGATAAATAATACCTTTAATATCAACATTTAAAATCGATTGTAATACAAAAAATGAAACTATTATAAATGGTGCCATTCTAAATGCCAGATAACTTATATTTCCTATATTCATTCCCATTTCGGTTATTTATATATTATATAATATATAAATATATATGCTAGACTGATTATACTATTGTTAAACGCACGATATTATGGTAAATAATTTTGTTTTTTGATAATAAAACAATGGTTTATTACATTCATCTTCATCTTCATCTTCAATAATTTCTATAATTGGATTCTTAATAACTGGTATTTTTTTTACCTTTTGCCCAATAATCAATTCAATCTTACTTTTTACAATTTCATAATCATTTACTATATTTAATAATACATTCATTAAATCTATATTACTTAAAATATTATTTATTATTTCCGGTTGATTAATAGCAGTTAATTCTTTACAATGTTCATTAAAAATAAAATTATTATGAATTTCTTTGAAAAAAATACCTAGGTTGTTCATCACACTTTGTATTATAAAAGGTATTGTTTTTATGTCATTTTTCATTACTACAATTTTCGGTTTATTTATGTTTATTATTTTTCTTGGTATTCTTTTTCTTGGTATTCTTTTTCTTGGTATTATTCTTTTTATTTTTTCCTCCGGTATTAACTGGAATGACTTTTTTCGATGAATTGCTAAACATTTTCTCCATTTTTGATATCCAAGACTCTTTTGTTTTTATTGGTACTAAAGAATCTGTTGTTTTTATTGGTACTAAAGATTCATCATTTTTAACGGGGGTCTGTCCCGATTCAATATTATTTTGCACTAGTTTATTTTCATTAATTGTTTGTTTTAATTTAGTTTCATTTGTGTTATCATTACTTAATTTTAATTTATATTCAATAAACTTGTCAAATAATGGTGTTATATCTGGTATAGATAATTTACCACATTTATGTATTCCAAATACATTTGGTAAATTACAACAATCATTAAACCCTCTTACAAGTTCATTTTCTGCGTTTTGTATTGTTTTACAACTATTTGTTTCATCTTTAAAAAATGTAGAAAGAGAGTCTGATGTCATATAAATTGGTATATTGAATTTTGTAGCTTCTTTCACAACATCACACCCATCTTTTGGGGACATATTTAAATCTGATACAATCATATCAATATTGTTATTTTCGTGTGTTTTTATGCGTTCTATCGCATCAACACTTGCGACTTTTGATTCAGGTTTTGAATCATAATACATTTCTGACTTTATTTCAGTAACATTTTTATATTCTGGAATTTGTTTTAATTTGTCTAATAATTCCGTTATTTTTGTATTTGAACCCATAAAAAATCTATTTGGAACTTTTATATTGACCAACATATCATCTACGAATATAATTGTAAATGTTGTTTTATCCATTTTTATATATATATATATTAAAACTATATAAAAATAAAATAATTATTTATATAAATAAATATGAATTTTACAATTTATTTTTTAATTATTCTAATGAATAAACTAAGTATATCGATAATTCATAATAAAAACTTTCCGAGTTGTAAAAATTGTAAGCATTTCATACAATCAAATTTAAAAGATCCGTCTTTTCATTTTGGAAAATGTGGTCTTGAAGGTAGAAAAAATCTTATTTCTGGAGAAATCATACATGAGTACGCAACTACTGTACGCAACGACAGTAATTTATGCGGTATTGAGGGGAAAAAATACGAATTTTCAAGATTATCACAATATAACGACGCATTTACATTCATATCTTCATTAACAACAGATAAAAAAGAACTAATGACAAAAACCTTCAATGATGTTTCTGCGGTTTTATACAATTATAGAGAGCTCGAACTTCTTATCAGACACAGCAAATCTGTTATACCAATTATTGTAACTCCTATAATTGTAACAATTGGAGTATTTCTAAATTCATTAAATAGTAATTAATTGTATATATTATCTATATATGAAAACAAAAAAGAATTTTTTGAAACATCGACATACCATAAAAAAAGAAAATACAAGAATTTCAAACAAAACGAAATCGTTGATTGTAAGCACATTCTTGGAAATGTTAAATACTGTAAAGTTATATCATTTTAATACAAAATCATTTGCTGAACACAAGGCAACTGACGAACTTTATGAAAAAATGAATAAAACAATTGATAGATTCGTGGAAGTCCTTTTAGGTAAAGATTCAAGTAGAATAAAAATGGTTAATAATCGTATTAAACTTATCGATATTCATACTACACAAAGTCTACGAAATAGAATTTTCGAGTATCGTACATTCTTAAACGACATGAATTTATATTTTAGGTCGACTATAGATAGTGACCTATTAAGCATTAGAGATGAGATTTTATCAGATTTAAACCAATTTCTATACTTACTCACATTTAAATAAATTATACTTATTTTAGGGTTTTAGGGCAGGGACGAAAAACTCGTTTTCTTGGTCTTGATAAAATTTACAAATCGTAAAATTGAAATACCTTTTTTGATTTATTTCAACAACATAAAACGAACAAATAAAGAAATCAAAATGGAAATTATTAAAAGAGAATTAAATGTGAAAGATGGAGTGGTGTTTGTATCTATGGGTGGAAAGCGAAGGCGTCTTGATAATGTTGTAAAGGTAAATGGAAAAAGAAAACGAATTGAAGATGAAGATGAAGATGAATTCACGAGTCGTAAAATGAGACGTATTCTTGATATTGATGAGGTTGATTATGAGATGGTTGAGGCAGAAATGCGTGTTGAACGGGCAAAAATGATGGCAGACGCAGAAGAAAAAGAAAAAAAACATCAACAACAACTTCAAAAACAAAAACAAAAACAACAGCGTCTTAAATACAAGTTGAAAAAACAACAGGAAATTAAAAACATGGAATGGTTGCGTATCCAGAATAAACAACGCAAAGATGCAAGAGAGAAAGCAGATTATGACGATTATATTCGTGAAAAACAACGACAACAGATGGTTTCATATAATAATATGTGTATTGAATCAGATGAATGGTTATCTGAACAAAAGAGAAAACGTCAATTTTTAAAAGTATTTGAAAATTCAAACGCAAATGACATTATATGTGAGCAGAAGCAGAGACGAATTGAGGCAGATAGAGTATCCGAAATGAAAGATTTTATGTATATCAACAAAAAATAAAATAAAATAAAAAATAAAAATAGTTTGTTTTGTAGTTGTATAGTTGTGTGTGTTTTTTTATTTGAACAAGAACGACATAATTATTTTGATACAATCACTATTCAACACAGATTTATTTGATAATTCAACTATAAAATTTTCGCAATTTGACTTATGTTTTTTGGAGTTAGTATTATGACTACATCTATGAATTGTTTTACAATAAATACACTTAGAATACGGTATAACGGTTCGTCTATAAGATTCAATGTAATAATCTTCAATTTATAGTGTAGAACTATTCTAAAATTGTATTTTTTTTATTATAAATACTTAACATACCGTATAACGAAGGGGGTAAATTGTTATTTCCCAAAATGTATCTTCCTTTAAATTCAAAATGTTTTTGATTTGAAAGTGTTTTTCGAATTTTTATGAAATCCATACGTTTTTTGTATATTTTCTTCCAATGACGTTGAATTAACCGAATCCAATATGTTTTAATTATGACTGTATACGTATTGTGTGTTAAAATTTTCAATTGCATCACTTGAACATTTTTGGTAGAATATTTGTTTCTAATTATAGAATATGCTCTCAAATATCTGCAAACGTCATTATACTGATATTTATAAAATCTATTTGGTGAAACTGTCATGCCAAGTAATAATTCAGGTTGTATATATTCGTAAAGTCCAATATAATAGTGGTTGTCTTCTTTAACCATATCTAAAAATTCATTGTCATCATAATAAATACTATCGAAAATATTTTCAGTTTCTGGTGAATACGCATCATATTCATATTCAGACTCAGTATCGTAAGAATCTATTGTGTCAGAATCTGTTGTGTCTGATACGGTTGGTGTGGTTGATTCTTGGTAAGATGAAACTGTTTCTTCTTCATATACAAAATGTCTAGTATTCATTATTATTATTATTTATATTATATTATTTAATACGTTTTGGTTCAATTTTCTTGAGAACAATATTCAACCGTTCTCAACCTTCCAGCAAACATTTTATCGACCATTTATGTGATGGATTCGACGTATAGTGGTAATCCCCGAGAGGAAATAATAAATTTTTTAAGAAATCTTTTGATATATTTCGTAAAAATATATCAAAAATAATATAAAATTGATTATATTTTATTATAAAATATAATAAACCAATTATAAAATATGAACAACGATACAATCGTAAAAATATATCAAAAATAATATAAAATTGATTATATTTTATTATAAAATATAATAAACCAATTATAAAATATGAACAACGATACAATCGTAAAAATACAAAAGGTATTTAGGGGATATATAATTAGACAAAACATATTAATTCAACAATCGCAAAATCAACATAAAAAATGGCGTAAAACCCAAAAGTGGTATATTGACGGAAAACATAATGAATGTGAGATTTTTCAAAGATGTCTCGTTGAAAAAATAACAAAAGAAAAATGTATTAAAACAAATTATAGAATAAATACGATTACACACGAAATGAAAATAGAAAGACACCCTATGAAACGACCTGATGGGTTTGAATGGACTGAGGATTTTGACGGTTATATAAAGTATAAAATGAATGATTTTTATTTTAATTTAAAATTTATTTGTGATAATGGTGGTGCTCAAACAAGGACACTAAGAGAAGTTTATCATTTTATTAAAAATCAATTAGAAAATAATTCCAAAAATACATATTTTGTAAATATTTTAGACGGGGATACATCATATAAAAGTATGGAAAAGTTTAATTATTTACTAAATAAAAATGAATATATTGAAAAAAAGAAAAATATATTTATTGGGGATATGTATAATTTTCAAAAGTGGTGGAGAACTATTTCTAAATAGTGTCATTATCTAAAATGTGTTCTACGATGCTATATACTAAATCAAATGAAATACGTTTCCTTGCTATATCTTTGCTTTCTCTATAATTAGTAAGAAATAACGAGTTGTATTTTATTCTATAAGAATCTAAAAATGAATTGAATTTTTCGACAATTTTTTTTTGTTTATCTAAATCTATTTTTGGTTCAATTATCAATGTTGCGTAAGTTCTGGCGGTTTGGTTTGGCGTTTCATCAATATAAATTGCTTCATTAGAAACAATTGTCAACCCTATTTTACTATTTATATTATCATCAATACATTTTACCAAAATATTTGTATTTTGTTTATTTTTATTTTTTTTGGTTAATCTTGAAATTTTATATACATTTTTGGTTTCTAAATTATAAATATCACCGCCAATTAAATAATTATTACCATCATTTAAAATAGTTGTTATTTTTACATTAGATGGATAAATCGTTATTTTTATTTCATTAATTACATTTCGTTTTGGTTCAAATTGAAACGAACAAACAGTATAACTAGTGTCATCAAATACTCTTTCTTCAAAAATATTTAATTGAATAACATCGTATATTTCTAAAAAGGATTTTCTCAATAAAATATCATTTTTACGTATTGAAGACCAAAAATTTAACGGAACAATAATAATTCCGCCAATACAATGATTTGTGATTAATTCTTTAATAAAACATTTGAATAAATCATTTACATCATATTTATCAAATACAATTTTACTTTGACACTTGTTTCGAGCTAAATACGGAGGATTTGTTATGATAAATTTATTTTCATAATTAGGAGGAAATTGTATGGTGTCTCTTTGTAAAATATAATCTTTTTTAGGTTCAATATCAAAACATTCAATATTATATCGTTCATGATTTTCAATGAATGCTAATAAATCACCCGACCCACAAAACGGTTCTATTATATTTACAACATTTTCGGGTATTTTCAGATTACCTAATATATATTTGTAATTGGTTGTAAAAAACTGCCCCAACTGCTGTTTATGATTGTCCATATTGACTGCTATACTATACTTATATATAAGTATAATTTTAAATCAATTTTACACATATAGTGATTGAGCCACTATTACGTATTTCAAAATTAAATCGTCTATTTTCGATAATTTATGTAATAAATCAATATAACCCATGTTTTCACATACTTTGGAAAGGTCTTTTCCAATTGCTGAAATCTTCAATATCGATTTCGTAAAATCTCCCAACGATATTTCTTTTTCGCGAATAGTGTTTTGAACGAAGTATTTACATTCTTCTTCAGTGTCTAATTTACACCATTCAATCACAAAGTCTATTAAGTCAAATTGTATCACATCATCATAATGAATACCTGTATTTATTCCAATATCGATTTCTTTTGTTTGATAAATTGTATATGTATTTTGAATCTGTTGAACGCAAGAACCGATTTTTTTATCTGTAATACTATTTATAGAAATTCGTTGGTCTTCTGGTATTTTAATATCACAAAAAATAGACAATAACCCAATAAGTTCAATGACTGAAAAATCTGTAAAAAAATCGTATTTGTGTAAAATCGTGGAAAATACAAGAGGATGTAATTCTGATATTGAAGCACCAATCAACCCCATATTTGTTAAACTAAATTCATCTTCATTTTTAATTATGAATTTATCGTCCATTAAAATCATACATATATTTTGTATTTGAGTATCAAAAAAGGTTTCCAAATAATGCAAATGATTTTGTTCGGTTTCTATATCGTGTATCATTTTTTTCAATTCATTTACAACAAGCGCATCTTTTTCAATAGTAAAATATTTATCAACCATATTCACACGAATTCGTTCCAACTCTTTTCGTTTTTTTTGAGAAACATCTTTTGGAATGTCATCTAAATAAGTGAGGCAAATGTCCTTTGGTGTTTTTAAGTGTTCGATGCTTGTTTCCTTTAAAACAATTTTGTCTTGTAATTCCAATACACATTTACGTTGATAAATTAATGCGGTTTGTAATTCTTCGTATATCATTGTTTTATTAACGAATTGTTTGAAATTTGTATTTCCTCCCCGAATAAGATTGAGTATAATAGAATATGAAACCTTGAATTTAGAAACTAATTTTTGTGGGTTTCCTTTTAACATAGTTTTATATTCAATAAGAGGTGGTAATGGAAATATATTATTACAATGAACCACATATCCAATCGTGTCCATACCTCTGCGTCCACACCTGCCCGAACATTGTGTGTATTCGTGTGGATATAATAAACGTTGGTTATTCCCGTCAAATTTTGAAATTCCAGTAAAAATTGCGGTTTTTATAGGACAATCAAGACCAATAGCAAATGTTTCAGTGCAAAACAATAATTTCACATATTTTTTAGAAATGAATAGCTCGATAATTTCACGTAAAATTGGCAACATTCCTGCGTGATGAATCCCAATACCTTTTTCCAATAATCCAACCAGTGAATCATATTCAGGTAATCTTAAATATTCTTGGTAATTAGGTAATTTACGTATAATCTGTTCGCACTCGTGTCGAGCAATATACGGAACTTTAGAATCGAATTCAAGAAGATTGACTGTGATTTCGTGAGCACACAATTCAACATTTTTACGTGAAAAAACAAAACAAATAGCGGGTAATAATTCTCTATCTTTTAAATGCGAAACTAAACTATTTAATACGTGTTTTCGTTTTTGAAACACACGAAATTTATCAAATACGTTTTGTATTTTGGATACTTTTCTAAAAGAATCTTCTTGGAATATTCCGTGTTCGTCTTGTAAAAGAAGAAGTGTATTTGTATTATCTCGTATTTCTTTTTGTAATGCCTTATCTTTTGTTTGTTTAAAAATAGATTCAGTATGAGTTAAAAACATATAATGAGAAAGTGGAACTATGCGGTGTGAAGTAGAAGCCAATACAACTTGTTTGGAGGGATTTGTTTCTTCAATCCATTTTGCAAAACCGTGTGGATTTTGCAATGTTGCAGATAGTCCAATAATTTGTATATGATGTGGAAGAAGCAAAATACTACCTTCCCACACTTTCCCACGTTCTTGGTCGTTAATATAATGAATTTCATCAAATACAACTGCTACAAGTTCTGTGTTTATATCCATTTGAAAATGTAGTCCTGTAGTTTCCGTTTCAGTTTCTTTTGATTTTTGATAATATGAAAATAAAGAATTGTATAATATTTCGGTAGTCATAATTAATACATCTGCGTTAGGATTAACCTTAATATCACCTGTGATAAGTCCAATAGACAAATGAGGATATTTTAAAGTAAATTCGTAATATTTTTGATTAGACAAAGCCTTTACTGGAGTGGTATATATAACTTTTTTTCCTTTATTTGTAAAATGTATAATAGCAAACTCTGCAGGAAGAGTTTTTCCAGAACCGGTTGGTGCTGTTACCAAAACATTATTTCCATCAACAATACCTCTAATAGAATGTTTTTGAAATGGGCTCAAATCATATTGGAATAAATTATAATATTCATTATATAAATTATCATCAATTGTATCCTCGTTGCAAATAATAACCATTAATTTATTATTAGTCAATATATATAAAGATATTTGTTTATGTCCTTTTTCTTATATACATTTCAGGCTTACTCGAAACTTATATATTGTAAATTGTATATGATAAGAACGATGATATTTCTTGGTTTCATTATTTTTTTATTATATTATTCTTGTATTTCAAAATACCAAGACTGGGTGGCGACAAGGCGCCTCCGTCTTTAACGGAAATCCCCTATATGGTTGGGAGAGAACGGTTGAGATATTCTTTTTAGGATAATTATAATATATGTATATTATAATATGGGTCGTACAATAAAACGAACAAATACACGTTCTCGTAAAACAAGGCGACACCGTGGGGGGTTTGGCCAAGAACAACCCGCCGTACCGATACCTCCTACTACATCGTTATTTCAACCATCTACACAAATACAACCTGAAAAACCGTGTGGTTGGTTGGGAGCATTATTTGGATGTCAAAAAACAACAGGTGGACGACGTAAGAAACATAAAAAAAGCGTTTCGTTCCAAAGATGAATATAAATGTAATTTATATAACCGCTTAAATGATATTTGAATTTATACTTTATGCGTTTTCATCGCTTTTAATTATATATTCGATACATAATTTATATAATTATTTGAAGAATACATATACCATAAAGAAAACAAAAGATTTAGTCGTATTTCATTTAAATAAATACCAAGATATACTAGAAACGGTAAAAACAAAACAAAATAAAATACAAAAAGAAGAAAACCCTATATATCAACAAAAAGAAAATATAAATGATATTTGTGATGATACTGAAATAGAATTTATATCGAATAATGAAAAAGATATTTTACAGAATTCTCTAATAAATCTTATAAATATGGATGTATAAAAAGATATAGAAATAATTAATTATACATATATATGGAATGAAACATAATATGATAATTGATTCTTTTTTAAAAAGACTCCCACCAATAGAACTTTCCTATGAAGCAAATCATAGGAAAGTTAATGTTTCAACTGATTATAAAATTGCTTTAGCTATTCCAAGATCCAAAAAATACATTGCATGGTTTACTTTTTACGAATCAACTGATATTTGTTTTATTTTAGAATTAACCCGTGAAAAAAAAATAAGTAATATATCATCTTATACAACCACAGAATTTGATATAGATTGTGATCGTCCTAATCTTTCATTGGGGACATTATTCTATGGTTCTATAGTGTCTGGTTATTTTGTGATTGAAGATTTATTGAAATATCGTGGCACTTCTATGCGTAAAATTCCATTTGGGGAAAAATTGGGATTTTTAAAACATATATTCCAAACATCATTTAATAAAAATACAACAAATAATGGGTTTCCTGAATTTGCTCTCCCAATAATGTGGAACATATATGATAATGTTCCAATTGATAAAATACCTTATACTATTCACCATATTCAATATCGGTCATTGAATATATTAACTCCATTTATTAATTTGGAACAAAATATAAATCCTTGGGGTAATAAAGGATTCCAGCCACAACTACCACATCCTCCTCCACCACAACCTCCACAATTACAAATACAAATACAACCTCCTCCACCACAACAACCTCCACCTCAATTACAAATACAACCACCACAACCACAACAACCCCCACAACAACCCCCACAACAACCACAACAACCACAACAACCACAACAACCACAACAACCACCACAACAACCACAATTCCAATTTAATCAAAATAGCAAACAAGTTATAAATAATCATACAGAATATTTTTGGGTAATGGCCGATATTCAAAATGACTTGTATCATTTGTATAGTAATGATACTGATTCATATGTAGGTATTGTTTATATTCCAAACTATAATACAAGTGTATATATGAATTCTCTTTTTAGAAATATACGAGAAAATAGCAATCTGGATTATATAGAAGAGAGCGACGATGAAGATTTTGAAGATACGCGCCCTGATAAATACGTAGATTTAAAAAAAAGGATACAATTGAAATGCATTTATAACAAAAAATTCAGAAAATGGGTTCCCATACAATAATATAACCATATACTAAGAAAATTGATTTATAATGATATAAACATTATACCAATATTATTACAAGATTGACGATGTCAGATTATTCTAATTCCGTTATTTATAATCTGACTTGTAAAGATAAAACTGTATTGGAAATTTATATTGGTTCGACACACGACGAAAATATACGGGAACAACGTCATAAATCCAGTTGTAATAATGTAAATAATAAAAATTATAATTTTAAAGTGTATGAATTTATACGTGCAAATGGCGGATATGATAATTGGAAATTCGAAATATTAGAACGTTATCCTTGTGATAATAAGACACAATTGAGAATACGTGAGCGTTATTATTATGATTTATTTAACCCAGAATTGAATACAAATAGACCATATGTATCAGAAGAAGAAATGAAAGAACACCACACAATAAGTCAAGCAAAATATTGTGAAGAAAATCAAGAAAAAATTAAAGAATGTAATGCAAAATATCGTGAAGAAAATCAAGAAAAAATTAAAAAATGTAATGCAAAATATCGTGAAGAAAATCAAGATGAAATTAAAAAATATCAAGCACAATATCGTGATGAAAATAAAGAAGAAAAGAAAGAATGTAATGCAAAATACCGTGAAGAAAATAAAGAATGTAATGCAAAATACCGTGAAGAAAATAAAGCAAAAATTAATCAGAAACACATTTGTGAATGTGGTGGAAAATATACAAGCTCTGGTAAATCTCAACATTGTAAAACAAATAAACATAAAACATTTATTGAAAAAACTGTATAATTTCCTAGATACGCGCCCTGATAAATATGTTGATTTAAATAAAAGATTGAGGTTGGCATTTGTTTATAACAAAAAATTTCGTAAATGGGTTCCGACCTGTTAATCATTCATTTATAAATGTTTATTATTTTTTATTTTATATCAGTTTTTTACATTAATGTGTAAAAGGATATAAAGGTTTTTTGAACGGGTCCATATCAGGACAAAGTTGTGTAAAAATAGTTAAAGAATACTCGTAAATAGGTATAGAGAGTATGAAATTATTTAATTTCATTATTATATTTTTGTATGGTATTAATACTACATCATTTGTTATTAACAGAAAAATTAATATTAAATATATAAACACACAATTCCCCCGAAATACATTAATTGTGTATAATTCTCCAAAAGATGTTCCTAAAAAAGTGTCAATTATAAATAAAACCAAAAGTTTTTTTAAAATTATCCGGTATCGAAATATTATGCCGACATTATTATTAAGCTGTTCAGGAGGGGTTATTATAAATCCGTCTTATAATTTATTTCATTCATCTAAATTTATTATTAGTAGTATCATAACAGTATTAATAATGAGTTGTAGTATGATAATAAACGACGTGTTTGATGTGAATATTGATAAAGTAAATAGTCCTACAAGGCCTTTAGTTACAGGTGAAATAACAATGAGAGAGGCAAAAATATACATTATTTTATTATTAAGTTTAACTGAATTTTTAAACTCATTATTACCATATAATTTACAAGTAATTACACATTTAGCAATAATAAATATAATTCTTTATACACCGATATTTAAGTATCTTCTATTAATAAAGAATATATCGTGTGCATTACTCGTTGCGTTTGCTGTTGTATTTGCTGGATTAACCGCTCAAAATACGTTGAATATATGGTTAAATCAAAATATAAAATTGTTGGTAATAGCATCACGAATAATTTTTTTTGGGTCATTACACAATGAAATATTATTAGATATGACAGATGTAGAAGGAGATGCTAAAAATCACGTAAATACAATACCTGTATTATTTGGTAATAATATTACATTTAAGATTGTATATTATATTACAAAAATAAACGTCTTGTGGAACACATTTGATGTGATTCGGTTATTCAATCTTCATTTGGGAATGTTTTTTATGGTATTGTCTACCCCATTAATAATAAATCTAAAAAAAATAAAAAAATATGATTATAATAAAGAATTGATTTTACAAACTGTAAATGAAACAAATAAACCATTGCTATTAACATTAACACTTTTATGTATATTGTCGCTCCCAAGAATATCTATATTACAAATTCCCGTATTATATTAGACAAGCTAAATTTTATTTACAAGATGAATAAAATTGATTTAAAATGATATAAATACATTATACAATATAATTTAGGTATAACGATGTCCGATTATTCTAAATCAATTATTTACAAAATTTATAAAGAAGATATAACCGAATTTTATATCGGTTCAACAAAAAACGAAAACAAACGGGAACAACAACATAAATCAGATTGTAATAATGAAAATTGTGAAGAATTATAATTTTAAAGTGTATGAATTTATGCGTGAGAATGGTGGATATGATAATTGGAAATTAGAAGTATTAGAAAAATATCCTTGTGATAATAAGATACAATTGAGAATACGAGAACAGTATTATTATGATTTATTGAACCCAACACTGAATACAAATAGACCATACATATCAGAAGAAGAAATTAAAAAATATAATAAAGAATATGACGCAAAATATAAAGAGGAACATAGAGATGAGATACTCAAACGTAAAAACCAGAAACATATTTGTGAATGCGGTGGAAATTATACAACCGACAATAAATCACAACATTGTAAAACTAAAAAACATAAATCGTTTATTGAAAAAAAAATAAAAACAATATAAAAGTAATGTTATTAATAATATATCCAAATGCCTGTTGTTGTAATTATTGAAAAAAATGGCTCTATAAAAAATTTGGCAATGAAGACGAATAACGAAGATGAATTTTTTAAAAGAGCCGGCTTCAAAACACCAAAGGATTTTAAATTACAAACTGTATTTAATGAATCAAATTATCATATCAGGCTTTACGGTAAATCCTGTGGAAAAGCTGGGCAAGAAAACAAGTATGAATTCCCCCCACCCGTAGATAAGACCCTTTTTTTTGGGAGCTGTCTTTTGGTAAATACGACGATTGATGGAGAATTTGTGAATCTAACAAAGAAAGAATGGTCCGAAATGTATATTAGATTGTTTGGTGGATTTGAAGATATTGAAGAATCAGATGATGAAGATGATAGTATAGAAGAACTACCCGAAATTCTTACAAAAGAAGGATATATGAAGGACGGTTTTATTGTAGATTCTGGAACAGAATCCGAATCCGAATCCGAATCAGAACCCGAATTAAAATCTGTTCCAAAGAAAAATATAAATAAACTGAAATCACCAAAAACCCCCAAGAAAAGTAAAAAAGTGGTGGAAGATACGAATTCCCATTTACCATCATTTTTTGAATGTAAAGATGAGTTGGAAGAGGAATTATATTTTGAATAATATTTATTTATAAATCGTGTTTTCATATTGAGTGAATCTATATTCAACATTGTTTTCAATAATTGTGTTCGATAGTTCTATCAATTTGAATCTACAAGGTATCTCGGGGAAAAATGTGTCTACCTCATTCACTTTTGACAATATTTCGGTTAGATATATTCTAGAACATGATAGTGATTCAATGGCTTCCTTGTATATTGCTTCTCCACCGATGACATAAACTTTATCTATTGTGTCATCGTTCGAAGACAAAATCAAAGCTGAATACAAAGAATCTACTACAAACACAGTTGCAGGAATATTTATTTTTGTTCGTATCAAATGGTCTCTTGATATAACTATATTTATTCTATCAGGTAATGGACGAGATTTCTTTGGTAATGATTCCCAAGTTTTTCTACCCATTATAACCGCATTTTTTTTATTAGGACAACTTGAACTGGTAATCTGCTTAAAAAATGTCATATCACCGTCAATCTTCCACGGGATTCTTCCTTTATTTCCTATTCCTAAAGTAGTTTTTGATGCTGACGCAATAATAATAAAATCCTTCATTTGTATTATGTAGTTTTTGTATCTATGTTGTTTTTGAATAATAATATTATATATTATTAGTCAAACCGTAAAATTAAAATCCAGGGTCACCAGTAAAAATATCAGTATTTCCTCCAATAGGAACCGTTTTTGTATCAGTTACCACATTAATAAATTCGTGTATTGTTCCATTCATGTTTAAATAAACGAATGTTGCTAAAAGACTACATACAAATACTATTGTTGCATCGCGAATTACGAATTTAAGTGGTTTTAATTCCTTGTCTATAAATTTCATTTCTATAAACTTGGTTATACAAAAAAGAAAAGTAATAATGACAGGAATGATAAATACATTATGGTTCATATTTTTTGTATAATATTTTTGTATATAAACTATTAATAAATATGACGCGGTAGTGTTTTTTATGAAATGTAATACAGATTCATTTGGTGTCTATGTAAAAGAGGATAAAAGTAATTAAATAAATATATTTATGATGAATATAATTTTAGAAAGAGAATCTATTGTAAAAGAAATAACAAATATTCTAACAAATTTTGACGAAAGATGTCGTTCAACAGATTTCAAAAAAGGTATATATTTATTTGGTTCGCCTGGATGTGGGAAAACGTATTTTGTAACGAGTCTTCTTAATTCATTGGGATATGATACAATACGATATGATTCATCTGATGTTCGTAATAAATCGTTAATTGAAACAATCACATCAAATAATATATCAAATAGAAATGTATTGGATATGATGAATGGACGTGTCAAGCCAATAGCAGTTCTAATGGACGAAATTGATGGTATGAATACTGGGGATAAAGGAGGAATAACTTCCTTAATAAAATTGATTCGTCAAAAAAAAACCAAGAAACAAAAACTAGAACATCTCACACTTAATCCAATTATTTGTATAGGAAATTATTATATGGACAAAAAAATTCGTGAGCTTATGAAGGTATGTAATGTATTTGAACTAAAATGTCCAACCCCATTACAAATATCTAAATTATTAGATAATTCTATTCCTGAATTAATAAACAAAAACACTATAAAAATACGGATCATTGATTATATTCAAGGAGATATGCGTAAATTGAACTTTATAGAAAGAATATATAAAAACCGTCCTGATTTCTTGATAGACCCTGATATATTGGATACAATATTTCAACTAAAGAGTTATAATGAAGATGCAAAGAAAATATCACAGAGTCTTATTAATACATATGTTCCTATTGACAAACACACTCAATTTATGAATGATACAGACAGAACAACCGTATCACTACTCTATCACGAAAATTTGATAGAACCACTATGGGGAAATACTGATTCTCAAACTGCCACTAACTTTTATACAAAAGTTTTGGAAAATATTTGTTTTTCCGATTATATTGACCGAATTACTTTTCAAAATCAAATATGGATTTATAATGAAATGAGTTCTCTCATTAAAACATTTTATAATAATTGGTTATATCATAATGAATTCCCTAATAATAAAAATATATTTCATCCAGATGAGGTGAGATTTACTAAAGTTCTCACGAAATATTCTACAGAATATAACAATCATCTCTTTATTTACAATATGTGTCAAGAATTAGATATGGACAAAAAAGACCTTATTTCATTTTTTCAAGAATTACGAATATGGTTCAAACAAAAACACCCGGTTCCAGAGGGGGGAGAAATATCATCATTAGTGAATAGAATGGAATTAACGCCCATTTTGGGAATTTTCGATTCCCTTTCTCAACCTATTACAAATTCAAACAATGATTCAACTACTATTCTTGTACAAATTGAAGCTATCTTCGAAGATTCTTCTATTAGTCGTCTAGATATAAAACGTATATATCGTTATTTAGACAAGAACGCAATAAAAGATTGCGATGATAGTGAAATTAGTTATGGATAGTATGGAGAATAACCAATAAAGCAGAATATATTTATTCAAATGTTGAATAAATATATGTTTTACACCGTCCGTGTAAAAACCGCATTATACACTATTGTTATACAATAACATATACACCCCAGTAGGGGGGTCTATGATAAAATACCCGTAGATAAAAATTGTGTGTAAGCATTACTTACTATAACCAGTTCCGCTGGAGTCAATACTTGATTCCAAATTAGAACTTGTGCCAGTTGAAATGTGCTAAATTCACTACCAAATTGATACATATTTACTGCTAATCGTCCTACAAGTGCTTCACTTCCTACACCTATACCTTGTCCTACGCCATTTGCTAATATATTATTTGGTATTGGATTGGATACTGAACCGTTTGTATAACACATATTTAACCAGTCAGTTGTTGGTGCTATTGAGACTTGGTTTGTTTTCCACCCTCCACCTGCCCCATCTCCATTATAAACAACTCCTCTTTTACCATTATGATGTCCTAATATATAATTGCTGGTATTTACTGATGATGTTAATATTCGCAGTTGATTTGTCGCCGCCGTATAGCGAGTAATAAAACATATTGTGTGATTAGTCGCTATGCTTCCTACGGGAAACTCTAATTTTGAGGCGGTATTTCCTTCTATATATGTTATAGATACTGACGCACCATTACCTGACGCTGACCCTTGAGTTGATGTTCCTGCTACTCCTAAACAATGTCTTCCATTACCAGTCTCATCTGTCAGTGTTTGAGTTCCCTGAACCCAAGATGAACCGCTATACTTACCCCAAGCGGGTTTATCTATCAATAACTGTTGGAACATTGTTCTTGTAGTTACTGCGGTTGTCGCGCTTGATGCGACTGATGTTCCACCTGAATTGGTTGCTGTTGCTGTAAATGTATAAATGGTATTTGGACTTAATCCAGATACTGTAATTGGTGATGACGCACCTGTTCCGGTTAAACCTCCTGGACTACTTGTTACAGTATAACTTGTGATTGTTCCATTACCACCACTAGGGGCAGTAAATGCTACACTTACTGATGTTGAACTAGATACAGTTGCAGTACCAATGGTTGGAGAACCTGATATAGTAGTTACCGCGGTTGAAGCACTTGATGCTACTGTTGTTCCTCCTGAATTGGTTGCGGTTACAGTGAATGTATAAATTGTATTTGCTGTTAATCCAGATACAGTAATTGGTGATGACACCCCTGTTCCGGTTAAACCTCCTGGACTACTTGTTACAGTATAACTTGTGATTGTTC